ACAATTCAAACTTCTCATCCTTCAGGTATTGTTCCAACATAGAGAACATAGATTCCGCAGTATCAAAGTCCTGCAACAATTTGTCATTAGGAACCGCAACATAATCCACATCTTTAGATTCAAGACCTAAAATCTCATCTCTAACCTTTCCCCCGACTTCGTAAAACTTAAACATATTTTCCACTTTCTATTATTTTATTCGACAAAGATAATACTATTATTTATATAAACAAAAAAAACCTCAACAAATTTTACTCTGTTGAGGTTTTTATTATTCCAACCAGTTAAAGAAAGGGGTTGTTGGCTAAATGAGTATATAAATATGCGGTAAAATTAGAAAAATCAATCTTTTTTCAATAATCTCATAATTAATTTACATAATTGGTCCGATTTATTATCAAATGGCAGATTTTCAAGGTTAAAATATCCACATTCTGTATGTTCTTCTCCATCCTTCGCACTTTCTAAATCCGGATTTATTGGTTCGTCTGTCTCCATCATAAAAACATACATCAACCCTTTTATTTCCGTACCATCCCGATTATATCTTTTAACAAACCCAACTAATTTTAAATCATTATCTAATGTATAGTTAGTCTCTTCTTTGAATTCGCGTTTCACACCATCCATAGGGTGTTCCCCCTTTTCCAAATGACCACAAGGAATACTCCATTGTCCTGGTAATTCACCTGTAGCGTTTCTTTTACAAAGCAAAACCTCGTCACCACATTTAACTATTACTCCGGAATATCGTTTAACCTCTTTCATTTTATTAAATTTATGATATTTATCTATATGATAATAAATATAGGCAATTCAGAATTCAATGTCAAAGTAGTTTTTTCAAAAAAAGATACATCAAATGGTATGATGGGTAAGAGATTTGATAAAACTTTTAATGGTATGTTATTTTTAATGTCTGATGGTCAACACGGATTTTGGATGAAAGATTGTATCATACCTTTAGATATAATTTTCATATCCAATAATGTAATTACAAAAATATACCATAAGTGTCCACCTTGTAATACCAACGAATGTAAATCATATATTGGTGAAGGAGACACAATTCTTGAAGTTCAAGGGAACACCTGTAAAAAATTAGGTATTAAAATTGGTGATAAAATATCCGCATAAAAAATGACCCATTATAGGTCATCTCTTATTTTTCATATTATATCAAACCCTTTACCGCATTTCCTAACAATGGAGCCAATAGAGTTGTTATTGGGTCAGACCCTGTTTTAGGTTGAGTTGGAGGTGTTGGTTTCATTTCCTTATTTTCACCACCAAATTCACTATTAAACAATTCTTTATTTTTTGGGTCACTATTAAATTTCTCAACCTTTTGGTCTATGTCCGTAACCTTTTGTTCCAATTCATCCGGACCAACAAAGTTATGAATACCTAACATATCTAATAATGCCAAATACCATTTACTTCTTCTCATTAATGACCTTGTCGCCGCATTACCACCAATTCTTGGGACACCACCAACAAGTCTATTAAGGAAGGATGGTTTTAACGCCTCATAACCTCTGAAAGCCTTGAATTTACCTGTCGTACCCATTTCTTTACTTGCTTTAGTAAATAATTTCACATATTCTTCCAATAAATTAACAAATCTACTACCTAAATAAGGAACTTTACCAATAGAAGACCTTAATGTAGTTATTAATTTCTCACCCCAAGCCGGAGATTTTTCTACCATTTTAGCAATTGGCCCACCAACTGATTTGGCAGCTCCAGCAACTTTAACAGCATCACCAGTAAGAGTCGCCGCTTTAAACGCTTTTGCTCCTTCACCACCTAATTTCATAACACCTACAACCGGTTTAGCTATAATATCACCAAAAATAGGTAAAGCAGCAATAAAAGATAAAATCGCAAACAATTTATCTCCTTGTCTCCAATAACTAATACCATTAACTAAATCCACAACACCTGTTGGGTCAAATATACCCGCAATATCACCAACGGTATTATACCATTTTGACTCTGAAAGTAATTTTTTCTTTTCAGGGTAAAGAGTTTTCATTACCTCAACAACAAAAATTTTCTCACCACGAGTTAAACCTTCCCACTTTTCAGTTAACTCATTAATTTGATTTAATTTTTTCATAATTAATCTAACCCCAAGAAATGAATACCTTTATCAATAATACTACCTTCTTGAGATACACAACTTTTGAATATTTGAACATCTGAGTCAGGCATTTTACTTTGTGTTGCAGGACCCCAAATACCGTCCACAGGATAAACACCAATTTTAGATTGGTATTTACTCAATGCTTGTTTAACACTATCACCCAAGAGTCCATCAACTTTTAGTGGTTGATTCTTATCATCTCTATGTCCTTTTTTATTTAAAAAACATTGAATACCTTTCTTTAATTCAGGACTTTCATTTTGTTCAGTAACCAATCCGTATATTGAACGGATATCACTTCTTTCTTCTTCGGAAATTATAAATCTTTTTGCCATAATAAATCTTTTAGTTATAAATATACAGAAAACAAAAAAGAGGTTATAACACCTCTTCTTTTAATTCTAATTTTGTCTGTTTCTTATCATCAATGAATGCTTGAACTCTTTTCCGAGCAACTTCCGTATAATCCGGAGATAACTCAATTCCAATCCATCGTCTCTCTAATACTTCTGCCGCTACAGCTGATGTTCCACTTCCCATAAAGGGGTCAAGAACAATATCATCCTTATATGTAAGTATCTTAATCGCCTTCCCAGGTATATCCATTGAGAATGTGGCTTTAGTTAATGATTTAGTATCTGCAAAATATTCCCACCTTCCAAACACCAAGTTCATAAACTCTTTCTTGTCCTCATCCTTATAAACCATCTTATTTTTGATGGTTCCATCTTCCTGAATTACTTTAGTTGGTTCTCCTTCCCAATGGGATTGTCCTTTAAGTAATTTCTTACTCGTTTTCTTATAAGCCAATATGATACACTCTTTTGGGTTATAAATATAGGGGCTCGACGCTGACATCCATGAGTTACCACACCACACTAATTGTCCTTATTTTTCAACTAATAATGTTTTATTAGGTACTGACACACAATAAACTTTATCATCATAATCAATTGTGGTAACATTTTTTTTCTTTATATAACTTTGTTCTTTGTTGAGGATTTGAATTGTTGTCATTGGGTAATTAGATTTTATTATTTTACCATTCCAAAGTCTATCTTTCGCAAAATAACTATATAATGAACAAATTCTCCCCGATTCAAATAATAATCTAAGAATTTGGTCTTTCATTATCTCACTACATACAGAAATTTTCCACAATTCATTGTCTTTAGTAAAAGACCCATCACCATAAAATATCCATAATAATAATATTTCTTTCTGTCTTTTAGACATATTAAAAACATAATCAGGTATTGTTCTTAAATTTTTACTTTTTGTATCAAGTAAAAACGACGCCAATTGTTTTGAACAACAAAAATATTCGTTTTTTTGTTTTTTATATTCAAAATTAAATGGCAATCTCTCCAACAATTCTTCAATTTCTTTTAAAAATTTTATTTTTGTTTGATAAATAGATATTTTGTATATACCTCGTTTAACATCATACGTTAATGAACCATCTGTTAGAAAAATACCTAAAAATCTCATCCAATCATCCGCATCAACAATTACCGAATCTTCATTTCTATATATTTTTTTACTTCTTAACCCATACTCTACAGGAGGTATCACAACAGTTTTCACATCCACAACATTATTTAACCCATTATGACTTCTAGGTATTGTGAAAACCTCTTGAGTTATCTCATTAAATGGTATAACGTCTATTTTAGAGTTGTCTACTCTAACCATATTATGGTTTTCTGTTATAGTAAGATTAACCGAACGAGTTTTAATATTTACTAATTTACCTTTAAATGGTTTTTCAATATAATCAAAAGCCTTTTGATACTCAATTTCTTTAGTTGTAGGATTTAATGTCATAAATAAATCCGTCTTAATATCAACATCCTTAAAAAATTTAAGACCATTATTTGTCATAACTTTAGTTTCATTATCATAACAACCCCAAGCAGTTTGTCTCACTCGGTGTGGTGAATCCTCAGTTAAATCAACCATCCCGTAAAATTTAAAACCAACTTCCTTCATCTTCATCCAAAATTCAGCGTTGAATAATATTCTACCTCCTCTTTCTTGAACATTCACTTCTATTGGAACATTGATGGCGATTCTTCCGTCATCCTTTAACACTCTATACGCTTCAGTTAACCATTTTGTCGTAAAATCCCAATACTCATCCATTGGAATACTATCATTATACACATCGTATTTGATGTTAACAGAATATGGTGGACTAGTCACCACTAAATCCACACAACCTTCAGGAAATGTTCCCATAACCTCAACACACTCACCATTTATAATCTTCCCTGTCTCTATCATATTATTCTGTTAATTGGTATTCCCAACCATCTTCTTTTTTTATTGGTGTAATCTCTAAATCTAAAAACACCGCATTCTGTTCTCCCGCATATAACCCTAATATGTTATAATCATAAAACTCTTCAGCCTCACCATAAGTCATCAGGTCTCTCTCTTGTAGGATGTGTAATATTCTTGGTTTGGAATATAACATTTTCCTTCCAGGGGAACCAAAATCCTCAACAATCCCAATGATAGCATCCTCTAACCCATCTAATAAAACCGCACCTTCCGCGTACTCATCAATATCAACTAACATTCTTGTTATTTTTTTCTAAATTTTCAATTCTACGATTAAGATACCAAGCCGCCTTGAGTAAATCTTCCAATTCTTTCTCCGGATATTTCTTACCCGCTCTTGAGATATATTTCACCGTATTACCCAAATGAAAATCTAAAGACCAATTCTCTATTACCTTAATCGCCTCATAAGGATTTTCCGCACCCCCATAATGGTCTGGGTTTTTCACCATTTCTTTACTCATAATTTTACTATATAATATTTACCTAATTTAATATTTTTTTTATACCCCTGTCTAACAGAAAACAATGGTTTTGTTGTTATTTTAAACCCAACCCCACTCTTACCTGAAGTAATATAAAACTGAGTTTTAGATTTACCTATTAAGAGGGGAAAGTTAAATATTCTAACCACTGTTTGACTACAACCACTACCAATATGATATGTTTTTTTAGATAACCACATAATAATCTTTCGCTACTTTACTTTCTACAATAATACCGGATTCTATCAAAAAATCCAGCTCTTTTTTTGTTTCTTCAATATTTTTTTTGAGAATATACTTTGAAATATAAGTAATGTGAATTGGTTGTCTTAATTTACCAATCAAATTGTTAATTTGTTTTTCGTCCATAATTAAGTTTTTCTTTAATTTTATCTTCAGGTAATCCTTTATTATACCATTTATAAACTTTAGACGA